GGTGCGAGTCTCCTTCTCGCTGACCTCGGGGGTCTATGTGTCGCAAGGGGGAACGATCGCAGGATCCAACACCAGTCCGGCGAGCGTCAATCACACTCACGGCGTGCCGGGGTTGAGCGTGCCGGGACTGGGCGTGCCGGGGTTGGGTACCCCAAACCACCAACACACCGCATTGAAGCTGGGGGCTTTCGTGGCCTCTGTCGGTCCGTCTGGCGCTGACATCCAGGACGCCGGCGGCACCTCGTTTGGCGCAGTTGGGCAGACCACCACCCGCACCGGGGTATCTCTGCTGACTGACAGCTCAGGGGGCGGCACCACCGGGGGCGGCACCACCGGGGGTGGCACCACCGGGGGTGGAACTTCAGGCGGTTTCAGCGTGACCCACGTCCATGCCTTCGCCGGTGGCACAGTCGCCTTCGGAGCCCCTACCGCGCTGGGCGCCGCTGGCGGGGCCTCAGCGGCCCATATCATGCTGGTGGGAACCGGCGAGATGTTTCCCCTCCCCCCGTCCCAGCAGCCCCCGTACGGTGGTGGGGCAGCATCCGACTTCGGGCCCTTTGACCTCACCAAGTATTTCGCCCAAACCGGAATCACTTACGAGATCCAGTTCACCACGGCGACCATCGGGGGCATAATCGCCCAGGTACAGATGGTCGCGCAGTTAACGGCATCATGACGACCGACTTCCACGGCGACTCCAAGCTCGAGCCCCTGGTGCTGCACCTGCAGATGCGCGAGGGTCGGCTGCTGGAGATGGCGTACATCGCCGATGTCCACCTGCCGAGCGGGATGGTTTCGCGCATCAACAAGGCGTTTAACCCAACTGAGGGGCAGCGGGAGAGAATAGACAGCGTGGTGCAGGAGTTGATCGAGTCCATGCTCGAACAGGAGGGGTTGTCGCTGCACCTCGGGGATGTACATGCCGAGTAGCAGCCAGGTGATCCCAACAGTTCTGATCTTCGATTACGAGGAGGGGCTGGACGGGAGGCCGATCGTCGGCGAGACGGTGCGGGTGCAGTTGGAGCCGATCAACTCCTCGCTGGTGACGCCCGCGGTGATGCTGGTGCCGAAGATTCAAGAGGTTGTGACCGACGGCAACGGCTACTGGCAGATGGCGGTCATCAGCAATGCCATCATCAGCCCGGCCAACAGCTTCTACACCGTGAACACCGATTACAGGTCCTACGAGATCCAGCTTGACGGGATCGTGGGACCGTACCAGAGCTCCACCAAGATCATCAACGCGCCGGTGAACCTCCCGATCGCCACCACAGCTCTGGCGGGTCCCCTGACCGTGGCCGGGCTGCTGACGGCGCAGGCGGGCCTCACGGTGTCGGGTGCGGTGAGCCTACCGGCGGGCTCGCTCGCGCTGGCGGACATCACCCCGCTCCCGGCACAGGATGCGCTGGCGGCCCACCTCGCAGGTGTGGAGGCGTTCACCGGGATCAAGACGTTCACCGCCAACCCGGTGTTCAATGCGGCCAGCATCCCGATCGCAGACATCACCCCTGCGCCAGCCACTGACACGCTGGCGGCTCACTTGGCTGGAGTTGAAGCCTTCACCGGGATCAAGACGTTCACCGCCAACCCGGTGTTCAATGCGGCTGCCATACCCAACTCTGCGCTGGCGGCTTCCCCGACCTCCGATCGCCACAACATCAACGTCGCCCTCCATTCGATCGGCTCCCCGGTAGGTCCAGTCGAGATTGACTCCGGGATGCGCTGCACGGTCGTGGTCCCCGCCTCTGGTCGCGTCCGCGTAACCGCCTCCATTAACTGGAAGGTGGACGCTGCCAGCGATGTCTCGATGCACGTTCAGCCTGCGGCAATTGGCTGGACGAAAATGGGCGGGCAGACGTTATCGTCTGCCAGCGCCATCAACTTCTCTTACGGTGCTTGCTCGGGTGGAGTGATTCTGTCCGGCCTGACACCCGGCTCAACGGTGTTCCAGATGGGCTGGCAGAACGGCGGCGGGAACCTGACGAGCGACGGGAACTCGCTGGGGGTAAGGGACGGGACGTGGTTTATGGTGGAGACCCAGCCGTAGATGCCTGGACTTCTTCTTGCGACCGAGCCGGGCCTCCCCGGAGGCAAAGGAGTAATCCATGACCGTTGAAGCCGCTCCGTCCCCCCCAGCCGGGCCCGCCACGGACGTTCGCGGGGTCCCGGTACACGACCCGACCGCCAACGTGCTCGCGGTTGTGGCCGCGGCGGCTCAGCGAAGCGACGACCTGCTCGCCTTGAACATGAAGCGCCAGGACGACCTCCGCGAGAAAGAGCATGCGCGAGTAACCGATCTGGCCGCACTGCGGGCCTACTACGAGGAGAAAATCCGAGACAAGGAGACCCTGCGCATCGACGCCATTCGGGCCGTTGACCAGGGGCAGATCACCCGAGCCGCTGAGGTTTCAGCGACGCAGGCGACAACCCTGGCAACCCAGGTGGCCACCTCCGCAGAGACTCTGCGTGGTCAGGTCGGAGCAGCAGCGACCGCGACTGCGACAGCACTCGCCACGGCGCTGGCACCGATCACGAAGTCCATCGAGGACCTCCGGCAAGCCCAGTACCAAGCGCAGGGCGAGCGGTTTCAGCAGGTGGACACGCGGAGCGACCCCATGCTGAAGGCTATCGAGGAGCTGAAGCTCGCCCAGCGGGAGCAGCTGACCCAGCGCACCGATCGCCGGGAAGGTCGGACCGATAATCTAGGTCTGATCATGGCTGCCGTCGCGGCGGTTGGCTTGCTCTTGCTGATCAGCCAGCACATCAAGCTCGGATGAACCGCGAGATCCGCAAGGCCGCGTTCGAGGCGGTGTGCGCGTACTGGCGCACAGGGCTGCCGTGGAAGGTCCCCAAGGGCTCGGTGCTCCTCAGTGAGCGCGTGATCCTGACGTGGGCAATAGTCAGATGATCGGTGGGCTCGACAGCTCGACAGTACCCACCGCAGCGCAGGTCGCCCAGGCTAGGGCCGCAGGTGTGCGTCTGTGGGCGGGCTACCTAGCTACGAAGGCCGAAGTCAGGCTCTACAACGTTTGGACTCGGGACCAGTTCGACATCGCCCGAGGTTGCGGCGCCACCCCGATTGCCTACGCCAGTGGGCTAGACGACCCTATCGCCTGCAAGGCCCTGGCCGCCGCGTGGAACGTAAGACTCTGCCTTGATGTTGAGGGTGGCATACGCGGAGACGGCCCGTGGGTCCAGGCGTGGCTCGATGCCTCTGGCGCGGGAGTCTACGGCAACGCCGGGGTACACGGGCACACCACGGCGCCATTCCACATCTACTGCGGCTACTTCGGCACCGCTCCCGGCCATGACTACGGAGTCACCTGGCCGAGTTGGGTCCCACATCCCGGTGGCCCTGTCGCCTGGCAATTTGCCAACACCCATAATGAATTCGGAGTCGGCGTTGACCGCAACTGGTTTGACGACTGGTTCAACTCACAAGGAGAAGACATGCTCACTGACAGCCTCAAGCGGACGCTGGTCCGTCTCGCCGCCATCGCGGGCCTCGGTCACGAGCCCTCTCCCGCACAGCTCGACATGTTCGCCGGGGCCATCAAGGACGACGGGACAAACGTGGAGGCCATCATCACGTCGCTGATCGACAGTCCAGAGGGTATCGGGTGGGGGGCACACCTGAACGCCAAGGGCGCACAGGGCCTGAAGGGTGACCCTGGTCCTGCAGGCAAGGATGGTGCCGCAGTCGTCGCACCCGGGACCACCATCACCTCAACCGTTCGATAAGGAGGAATGAAATGACCCCTGTCCAGACCCCGTGGTGGCAGAACCCAGTCGTGTGGACGACCTACGCACTTCACGCAATTGCGATCTTCTTCCTCGTCAGCCCGCTCGTCCTCAACTACCCTGGCGTCCCGGCTGCTGTGGTGACGGCGATCGGCGCGATCACGCTGATCCTCAACCAGCTCGGCTACCAGGCCCACAGCGCCACCGTGCGCTCGGCTGAGCTCGCCGCCGTCGCGGCGACGATGCCATGGCAGGGGCTCCCCGTCTCGCTTGCACCCCCTGCCCCAGTTCCCCCGGCGCCAGCGCCCTACCAATGGACCGGACCAGAGCCGATCGCGCCCCCGGCGCCAGCACCCGCTCCATCACCTGCGCCCGTCTTGGGTGCTTCCACCACATTCCCGCCCACCAACACCTGAAAGGAGGTCCAGAAATGACCGTACAGTCCACACCGGCCCGCTCGTTCCCCACGGGGAGCATCGTCGGCTTCATCCTGCTCGCGCTGGCCCTTTACTGGCTGGCGATCCTGTTCAACCTGCTGCCGGAGAAGCCGCAGCTGGTGGCCGTCTCGTTCCTGATCCTGTTCCTGGCGGGCGGGGCCGGCCGGCTGGGCCTGCTCTAGGTCGCCGCGTCGAACAGGTCGGCAGCGGATTCCTCGCGGTCGGCCGCCTCGACAGCCTGGCTGATCGCCGTGCGCTGATCGGGGGTCGGCAGCGAGGTCAGGGCCTTGAGCTCGATGGTGGAGACGCGCCCGGCCTGCCAGTGGGCGATCAGACGCATGATGAACTTGCGCGGATCGTTCTGGGGGATGCCCACCTACCCCGCCCGCAGTGAGAGGACCCGCTGGATCTCAGACCAGTCTTTTGGCGTCCAGACATAGACCGCCACGGCATCGCCCATGACTTGGTCGAGCAAGTCCAGCCAGGCACGTTGCTCTGGCGAGGGTTTGTTCTTCCCCACTTTAAGTTCGACTAGAAGCAATCGCCCGGATCTCACCATCGTCAGATCGGGGTAGCCGCTATCTCCCAAGATGGCGGTGCTCCACCGGCCGCGCCGATCCAGCGCCGGCCGAGAGTGCATGACGCGCCAGCCGCACAGCCGCGCCAGCGCGACGACCTGGTCCTGGAATTGGCGCTCCGTCAACTGGATCATCCCATTGGCAGGCTGCCCATGGCCTCCACCTCCTCCGGGTTGCCCACGATCGACTTCAGCAGGTGCAGCAGGATCTCGGCCTTGTCCTGGTCAGCGTAGTGATACCACGCCCGGTCGTACTGCTTGAGCGACTCGGCGTCGATCTTGGCATCCCGCACCATCTTGCCGAAGTCATCCCGGGTGAGCGTCCCGTCGGTGACCCCCTGCTTGATGAGGTCGTTGATCTGCTGCCCGACGTTATTCCGGTACTCAGGTGGGGTCGCCGGCGCTTCTGGCGTGGCGGTAGCCTGCGCAGTAGGCCCTGGCTGGGCCTGCGCGGGGGCAGGAGCGGGCGCAGCCACTGCGGTGGCCGTTCCCTCATGTACGACCGTTTTGGCCGCCTGGGGCGCCCTGGAGGCTCTGCGGGGTGGTGGTTGGGGCGCGAGGGCACCGCTGTAGCCGTCGTCATCGCCTTCGGCGGGATGCAGGTCCTCGATGTCCTGCGTCAGGTAGTCGCTGTACCCGGTGGCCATGATCGCGGCGGCCACGAGCGCGCGCTTGTCGGCCATCTTGAGGATTGTGTTCGCCACGTCGGCGATGTCTGGGTTGGGGACCCTGCCTATGGCCTGCCCCTCAATCGCCTGGTCGCCGACATCAAATTTGGCTCCGCACCCGCCCTTCTTGGCGAAGCAGAGCCACCCGCCACCATACTCGGCCTTGCCCTTGATGATGGCGGCCTGTCCGCACGACGGGCACTTCCGCTCACCCTGGCGGTAGCGGTATTTGGTCTCTCGACTCGAGCACGATCCCGACGCGCTGGCCACCAACATCTTCTCGGTCGGTGTCAACTGCTTGTACACCACCGCCCGACGCTGGTAGAAGATGAACGGCTCGTTCCCGTGCTCCTCAGTGCCGATGAAATCGAGAACAGGACCGCCTTCGGCCTCTAGGACCACAGACAGGCCCATGGCGGCCAGGACGCGCTCGGCGCCCGGCTTGAGCAGGGTGGGTTTGGTGCCGGTCCCGGGAATGACGCCGTAGTCGATGTCTTTGCGCAGGACTTTTGTTAAGAATTCCTCGCGTTGTTTAACAACGGCGACCGCCTCGTCGACGCTCTGAACGAAGGTGGGGGTCCACTGGACGATGTTGCTAGCCTCGCGGTCGGCCGGGATCATGATTTCGCTCATTCGGCTGCCTCGCTGTCGTCCTTCTCGAAGGGCATCACGGCCTGCTCCCACGGCACACGGCTGCAGGTGAAGGCGATGGTCCGGCCGTTCTTGTTCTCCTTGATCGACCAGTCCCCGATCAGATACCCGGCGGCCCGGGCGGTTCCCTTGAGGTCTGCGACCAGCTGGGCGTCGACCGACAGGTCATCCGCCGGCGCGGCATCCTCGAAGTTGGTTGCGATCTGGACTTTACGTTCTGCTGCCATTGGTGTTTCCCTTCGGCCCGGGCTGGGCCAGTGTTTTCTTGCGGTTGTAGATCGCCGCACGGGTACGTCCGAGGGCCTTGGCTGTTTGCGCGATGCTCAGGCCCTCGATTGCCAGCATCGCGTCCTCCTCGCTTGTCCAGGGGGAGAACCGCCGGGTCGCCCCCACGAGCAGCAGGGCGTCGGTCTTGCCCTGCGATCGGCGTACGGAGTCCACCCGCCGCAGGCGCCGGCACTCGCGGCACCGCGGCGACCGCCCGGCGACCGCCTTGACCCCGCAGTCCGAGCACCAGCTCAGCAGAGGCTCGATCATCGGCGGCTGTCCGGGTCATAGCCGGGCGGCAAGCTCAGGAGCAGGTCGGTGAGCTCAGCTTGGACAAACATGTACGAGCTACACCGCTCGTGGCTTTGGCATTCCGGGCACTCATGCTTCTCAGACCATGCCTCAAGCTCGTCCATGCGGATCAGGATGGGGACGACGTTGACTTCAGGGATATCACCAAGGCTCATCACAGGTTTCACCCAGGCGTCCGGCTGTCGTGGTGGTCGCTGAGGATGGCGGCCTCCACCTCGTGCTCATCCCACTCCCCATCGACGATGAACGGGTGCGGAGGCATGTCGCGGCCAGCGGCCACCATGAGCGCAGCAGCGGCGAAACCGGCCATGTCCCCCACGACGAACGCAAGTACTGCCAGCCACCAGGGCAGCATTAGATCGTCTCCTCGACGCCAGAGGTGGGGATCGTGCGGTCCAGCCATGCCACCATCAGCCCGTGTTGGCCGAACTTCAACAGGAAGCCGTACCCGTAGAGGCGTTGGCCCATGTCGGTGAAGAACGGCTGGAGCAGGTGCAGTGGGTATTTCCAGAGGATCACGGCCTCCCCTCCTTGGTGGTACGGAGAACCGGGAACTCGTATCTCATCGGGAGATCGCCTCAAGTTCGTCGGCGGTTGCATAGCAGGTTTCGACTCCGTGGCGGGGTCGGTCGAAACGAACGGTCACACCCCGAGCGTCAACAGCCACAACGGTGCCTGTTGAATACCCGCCGCGCGGACGCCTGGAAGCCAGCATCCCCGATGGTGCCACGCGCACCCGCGCACCCTCTTGCCACTTCTTCGTCATCCCTCCCACTCCTTGGTGGTACGGAGAGCCGCCGGAGCCTTACTCCAATACGCCCCCTCGACCCTTCCGTCTGCGCCAACTTCCACCTCGAAGTCGTGTCCCGCCGCGTGGAGTTCGATCTGGATACCCCCCGTACCCATGGGAATAAGGTAGATGGCGTCCATGATCTCGCGGACCGAGGCCACGGCATCGGCGGTTGGAGGGTGCCCGCCGTAGCTGTCCCAGTTCTCCTCCAGTAGCGCAAGGTGCGCCAGCCGCGTTTGGTTGCGCTCCTCGCTGGGGCTGGCTGCTAGACCGGCTCGGAAACCAGCGATGTAGTTGCCCTTTGCCACCTCGGCACGGGTACGAAGGTCGTCATCAGGTGATCCCCGTCGAGCCTCGACCGCCTCAAGGTAGGCCCTGACTCCAAGGGCTACCTCCTCCCACGCCTTCTCGGCAGCGTCAGGGTTCATCAGGCATCACAGAACAGCAACCCCAAGTGATTCGAGGCTGTCGGGTTCAGCACACTCCATGCCCAGCAGCGCCGCTTGGCATTCCCGCCACGACGAGAAGAAGTCCACCTGCGGGAGCCAGCAGAAGACGTTCTCACGGTAGCCGACGACGAGGACGCGCTTCTCCCACGCAAGCGCCAGCCCCATTTCAACATGGCGACCCCCGCGCCCGCGGCCCGTGATGTCTCCCGGCTTCTCGGTGAAACAGATCACCGTGTCGGCCTGCCGTAGGTCATGCCAGTCGTCGGCTGCAAACTTCGACCCGCGCGGGTCGTCAGGAGCGGCATCAACTGGCAGATCGTGTGCCTCACCCAGCCACGCCGGGTCGCAGAGGAAGCCGTTGTCTCGAAGCTGTCCAGCGATGTTCCGCATCTCATCCTGTCGGCTGAACTTCGCCGCGAGGTAAACCCGCTCAGGTGCCGGGTAGCTCACCCCTTCTCCTCTTGTGGCCCGGTGGGGGCCGCGAGCGAGGACATTTCAGCCATCCACCGCTGGCGCACCTCAGCAGCTGGGATGTACCCATGCGGGAAGACGGTCGAGTGGTCCACGTCGTCAAAGACATTGCCGCAGTCGCACGGCTGATACCCGCTCAGCCCGGTACTTGGTCTAGTGAGGTTGCGATCAGTTCCGTCGCAATGTCGGATCACGGTAAGTTCTCCACAATGCCGCGTCGCGCATCTTCCTCGGCGCGGTCCAGCGCCGCGTTCAGGACGAGCCGAAGCTGGCGCAGCTCTTCTGGGCTGATGATGAGTTCTAGGGTTTGCTCGTCGCCCTCTCCGGCTAGCGGGATGTGCGTCAAGTCCAGCTTGACCATGGGCAGCCAGCCCTGAGAGCGCGAATGGACGGCCGTCGATTCAACGAAGTGGCTGATCAGTTGGCGGCAATTGGTCATATCCAGCGCGGGCAGTCGCAGGCCGGGGGAGTCATTGCGGCTCTTCTTGCTCATGTCAACCGTCCGGCCCGCCGTCTTTCGGCGAGTTTCAGCAGCGCGTCGCGGTCCATGTCCGACAGCCGGTGCCTCCGGGTCTCACGGGCCAGCCAACCAGCCGCACAGGACGCGACAGCCACCGCCAGCAGGGTCACGATCGCCAGCACGGGGTCGATGATCATGCGGCTACCTCCAGCGCATGTAGAAGTTGTTGCCCAATCCAAAACGTGTACGCCGGGGGAATAGCCTGTGAGAGTTCGTCGTTGGTCATCCAGTCGATGCCCATGGCGATGCGGCGAGCGGCCACTGGGAACTGCTGGGGCGACCCCGCGACCTTGGCCGCCTGGCGCTTCGAGTACCCCCCTGTGTGCCCGTAGACGGCTACGGTGCGGGGTCGAGGTCCGCGGTGATCGGGGCGTGGATCAGCCCCGCCGCCACCGTAGACGCCGATGGTGCGGCGGTGACCGTGGGCGCAGTGGGGCATGAGGCCGAAAGCAAGTTCGGGGTGAACCTCGAACAGTCGATGGCGCCGCAACTCCGCGTCCTCGTAGCCGAGGTTGAACATCGTCCCGCAGAGAAGCAGCGGGTTGATCAGAGGGGCTCCAGGGACGTTCTCGATCACAAACGGTCGGTGTTGCAAGCTGAGCATCTCCCGTACTTGGGCAACGAGATCGACGCGCTTGCGATCCGGCCACATGTTGGCCAGCGACGTGTACTTCTGGCAGGGTGGGCTGGCGTGGATCGCGTCGAAGGAGCCAAGGGTTGTGTGGCCGTACCACATGGCGTCCCTCTGATGGAACTCGAACGGAAAGTGCGGCTGTGGTGCGGTGTCCACCCCAACCACCTCGAACCCCGCCTGGTGATAGCCGACAGCAGCCCCTCCCGCTCCACAAAAGAGATCCAGGAGGCGCGGCCTTCGGTTGAGTACGGGGTTCAGCACCAGGTCGGTCATGCGCCCGACGCCTTGGCTGAGAACTTGTCAGGAACGTCGACCACGCTCACGCTTGGGACGCGCTCGCCGGTCGGCCTGTAGTACGCAACCCCTTCTCGAACCTCCGTCTGCTTCTTGAACTCGGCCCAGGCCAGGTCCTTTTTGGTGAAGGTGTGAATCTCCTGCTCCTCGAGCCAGTCGAGGATGATCGGCTCCTTTCGGTCCCATTTGGCCGGCTGGGATCGAACCTGGAGCTCACCGGCGGGCAGGGTGATGGTCTTGAGCTCGGGATCCTCGATAAGACGCGCCGCATGCCACTCCCGGAGCAGCCCCTCGAAGTAGGCCCGGTCGGCGGCGTAACCCTTCTCGCGGGCAATCCGCCAGGTGTCGATGTCGTTTATCAACTTCGCCACAGTGGCCCCGTCGTCGTACTCGGCGGCGTTGATCGCGGCCAGTTTCACCAGCGTCCAGTTGGCGGAGGCAGCATCGGTGACCACGAACGGGCCGGGAGCCCCGGCCGGGGCGCGCATGCCCTCGAAGACAGTGTTGAGAAGGTCGGCCAGTGGATCAACTTCGCTCACAAATTCCCCTTATGTGCTAGGGATGCATCCTAACTGCTTACGGGGGGGAAGCGCAAGGTGTTATCGGGGATTACCCTTTCTGGCCTCGTTCTCCAAGTGAGTTGCAAACGGAACAGCGGCGCAAACTCTCCAGCCAGACGATCCACCCAGACCCGCCACAGCTCTCACATGTGGCCGGGCTGACGAGGTCGAGCTCGGGATCCCGCCGCTTCGTCTTCACTGGCGTCCCAGTAGCTTGCCGACCAGGTCGCCCAGGACCTTGGTGTCGTCCATCGCGCGGCCCTCGGTGGCGGCGTCCACGACTGCGGCCTTGGACAGGATCAGGTCAGAGATCATCTCGTCGATCGTATTCTGCGCCAACAGCCAGTACGAGGTCACGCTGTCCTTCTGGCCGATGCGATGGCAGCGATCCTCGGCCTGCGCCATCTCGGGAAGGTTCCAGCCCTGCTCCACGAACGCCACGTTGGAGGCGGCGGTGAGTGTGACGCCGAGTCCGCCGGCCTTGAGACTGCAGACGATCAGGCGGCAGTTGGGATCCTGCTGGAAGCGGTCGACGTTGGCCTGGCGGGTGTACATGCTGTCATCGCCGAGGATCTGCGCACAGCCGGGGTGTTGGCGGATGAGCTCGGCCTGGATCTCGCGATGATGGGCGAACAGGACGATTTTGGATCCCGACTCGAGGAAGTTGCTGACCCACTCGCCCACGCCCTTGAGCTTGCCCTGTGCGGCCATCAGGCGCAGCTTGGAGATCCTCACCAGGACCTCGGCGCGCTCGGCCACCTCAGCGGCTGCCGCCCCCTCCCGCTCCCGCAGCCAGCGGATCAGGTCCTGGCTGGCGTACTCGTACTCGCGGCGGTTGGTGAGGTCGAAGGGGACTGCGGTGCGCTGCTTCGGTGGGAGCTCGGTGAGCACCTCGAGCTTGAGCCGGCGCACGTAACACACTGCCCTCAGCCGGCGATTGAGCTCCTGCAGGGGGGTGGTGCCCGCGGCGCCGAGGTATCGCTTGTTGAAGTCATGCCAGCCGCCCATATCATCGAGGCGGCCGAGGACCTCCAGCTGGGTGATGAGCTCGGCCGGGCGATTCAGCAACGGGGTCCCGCTCAGCATGATCCGATAGGGGCGGTCCTGGGCGATGGCCTTGGCGGCCCGGGTGCGCTGGGCCTTGCGGGTCTTGAGCGCGTGGGCCTCATCGAACACCACGGCTTTGAAGTTGCGGTGTGCGAGCTCCTCCTCGCGGGCGGCCAGGAGATCGTAGTTCACGATGCAGATCTCAGCCTCGAAGCCGTAGAACAGGGGATTCTCGGCCGCGCGGCCGGCGAGGATCTCCACTGAACGGTGCGGCAGCCAGGTCTTTGCCTCCCGGGCCCAGTTGAGTTTGAGCGATGCGGGGCAGACCACCAGCGCGGGGAACGCGGCGGCGCCCTCCAGGGTCGCCAGGGCCTGCACGGTGTTGTGCGTGACGACGTAGTTGCGAGTCAGATACGTGTGCGACGGATGCTCAACTCGGATGCACTGCGCATCCTCGACACCGTCCTCGATGATCGCCTTGATGATGCGACGCGGCCCGTACTTTACCGCCGGCGCCCAGTTCAGCGCCTTTCGCGCCAACCGGAACGGACACACGTCGAGCTTGACGTGCACGCGGTAGAACAGTGAACCGTCCTCGAGTGTCCGCGTGGCGCGCCGGACGACCCCGCCCAGGCTTTGCGCCAACTCGGTTACGGCATCGGCCAGATCTAGGCTCTTGCTACCGTACTCGGCCACGCCGTAGTTGGTGCGGTATCCGTCTGTGTCGAGCAGCCCGCGGAGAAGGTCTAGGCGTGCGGCCTGCGCGGCGACCAGGTATGCGCCTGGGACGAACTTGGTCGCTGAGCCGCGCCCCATTAGGCCGAGTTCCTTGAGGCTCCGAATCAGCCAATTGGCACGGCCAGCGCCGGGACCAACCAGCCGGGACGCGTACTGGGCGGGTAGCTTCCTGGCTTCGATACCGGGTAGCCGGGCCGAAATTTCGGCGGCGAGCTCGGGGTCGGAGGTGGTGAAGTTCACGCTCTGCTGGCTGATCCCGCCATCCCCCAGGATCAGCCCCAGCACATAAGGGTCGATCGGCAGCGGGTTCGACGTGGTGAAGGTCACCGGCGCGGTCAGGGGGATCTTCCAAGACAGCGACCCGACGCCATCCTTGAGGGTACTGGCAATTGCGCGGGTGGTCATGACCCGATGCTTCCCGCCAGTACGCGGGTTACGCGCGGCGCTGTCATTGCGGACGTGCTGGACCCGCCAAAGGTGATCCCACGTCGCCCGGGTCCAGCTGCCGTCAGTGAATTCGACGCGGACGATCTGTTGCGGCCCCTGCGGGAACACGCCGGTCACCAATGTCGGCTGCCCGTCCTGAGCGACGACCTGGTCGCCAACACGGATTCCCGCCATAGGGCGCCAACCGGACGGGGTAAGCACAGGCTCCGAGAGGGGCTGTGCCTTGCCCAGGCCCATCTCATCAGCGATGAACAGCCTCTTGGCCCGCAGCGCGTATTCCACACCGGCCCGCTGGAAGGGGCGGAGCTCACCTCCGAGGTTGGGGACGTGTACGTCCGAATCGGTGGCCACGGACGCGGCGGTACGCAATTTGAGTTCAGAAATCGCGGCGGCGGCCTTGGGCGAATACGAAAATCCGTACTGTACGGCAAAGGAATCCAAAGCCTCCCAGCCGGCCAGGGGGACGGTCCAGAATTTGCGGTTGCCGTCAAAGCGGCGGCCGGGGATGTTGCGGACCTCCAGGACCATGGCGGGGGAGTAGGGGAACGCGAGGGCGAACAGGGCGCCGTTGAACTGGACCGTGAGCGAAGGGGCGACGCCGGGGAGCTCGGCCGTAGCCACCGACGCCGCAGGGGCATCATAGGCCACGTCGACGTGATCGGGCTCGGGGATGGCGTCGTACTCGATGCCGATGCGGGTCAGCTGGCGGCGGTAGTGGCGAACCATGCGGTGGGCGGCGCTGGCCTGCCTGGGGGACCAGGCGGCCTGGCGGGCGAGGGAGCGGCCGAAGGTGGCATCGTACTTGCTCCAGCCGGCATCGTCGCGGTAGCGCGCGCCATCGCAGCGGGCGGTGAGGACGCGCACAGCGGCCATGAGCTCGGGATACGTGCCCGGGGCCGTGGTGGCAGTCACAGGGCCAGCGTACCTTGGCGATACTCAGAGGCCCGGGCGGCAAGGTCGTAGCCGAGAGCAGCCGCAACCTCGCCCGCGGCGCTGAGGCGGTCGTTGCGGACCACGGCGAGCGTACCGGACACCAGGCGCACGCGGGAGTGCTGGCGGGTCTCAGGGGCCACGTAGGCGGCCGGGCGGCCCCCGTCGATCAGGACGGGGGCGCCGGCGGCGTAGGGGGCAACGTACGGGGTCATCGTGTCACCACGAGGATGAACAGCAGGGTGGCGACGCAGGCGAGCATGACGCCGAGGACCATCGCCAGCATGGCGCGCTCGACCTTGCGCTGCTGGTCGTTCATGCCGTGATCCCGCGGAACTGGCGTTTGATGATGGTTAGGGAGATCTCAACGGCGGTGAGACCGGCGCGGAACTCCTGCGGGGTCTGTGAGTGCGGCGTGAGGATGTTCACGTGAGCGGCCAGCCGATCCAGCGAATAATCGAGCGCGTCCGCGGCATAGGGGTCTTGTTGGCCGATGATCACATTGGCTTTCATGCCGCCACAGCCGCGCGGTAGCGGTCTTCGAGGCGGGCGGCTGTATCGCAGGCGCGGGAGCAGGCCCGGGCGTAGCGGTCGATGATGTGCTGTGAGCGGCTCAGGCGGATCACGCAGCGGTACTCAGCAGAGGCGGCCTGCGCCTCTACCAGCGCTTTGGCCTTCTCGGTGGCCAGGGTGTACAGGTCCATGTTTCTTGACCTCATGTGGGCTCGGGCTGGAGCTCATCAGCGGCAGCGTAACTGCCGGACCCGCCGAAGCGGGTTTCGCTCTTGAGTCGCGGTTATATCCACTCCTGGCGAAGGGCATAGCCGCCGTCGCTGTGCTGCTTGTTGTCGCGGCTGCCGCGGTTGCTGTGGTCATTGCTCGGGCACCGCTCGCCGATGCAGGCGAAGCCGTCAGGGAACAGGCAGCGGCCGAGGTTGTAGGCCAGCGCGAAGCCCATGTCCATCCCGGCGCCACCCATGCGGATGCAGTCCTTGCGGGTGTTGAAATCACCGGCGCCGGCCTTCGCTGCCTGGTAGCTCAGCCAGAATTTGACGGGGGGCCGGTCGGGCAGATCGTCCGGCTTGAAGGTGTACAGGTCGATGTCGCGGGACATGCCCGACGCGCTCACGTGGCGCAGGACGGTATAGACGGTGTCGCCCGGGCTCAGGGTCTCGCGCAGGTTGACGCGCGCTTCGTCGCGGTCCCTGATCTGTTGCTTAGTCATGACTGTGCTTTACCTCGTGGGACGAATCTGGCCCATCATCAGCGCCGGCAATACCGGCGGACCTCGCCCCAACTCGAACGGCTGGCGAGGTTTCAGGCTGGCAGGTGGTTCAGAACATAGGCAGCTGGTCCACCTCGGATCCTTCGACCGACATGAGCTCGAGGCGGAAGGATGAAGCCGCCAGCGCCTCACGCAGGAGCTCGCCCACGCCGCGCGCGGTGGCGTCCCAGGTCTCAACCTCGATCGGCAGTGGCTCGGCGCACAGTGGGCAGGTGAACCCCAGCGCGCAGTTGTCGCAGGTCCGCCGCATCATGCCACCACCTGCTCGCCGGCGGTCGCCAGCATCGCCGAAAACTCGCCGTACAGCGCGTCCACGGTGGCGGCCATGGTGCGCACCCTCGCGCCCGCCACCACGATCTCGGCATCGGTGCCCGCCGCATACCATGCGGTCAGGGCCCAGTCCGCGCGGCTCATGGCCTTGCGCATTGCCGAGCGCGTGGTAAGCATCATCGCCGTCGGGGCGGTCTGCTCGACCTCGCGCTTGCCCATGTTCTCGGCCGCCGCGTCACACTTCGGGCAACGCTCGTCGGGTGACTCCAGTTCACCGCGCAGCCAATCGCCTACGCGCTGGCCACAAAGGGTGCGGGATTCACCAGCCGTCAGCTGATGCTTATGGAACTGCGAGCCGTCACGCTTGCTCGGCCACGTAAACATCGCGCTCATTCGCCGCGACCATCGCCATGGCAGATCGGGCACTCGATCGCGTTGGGAGTGCAGAAATGGTCATCCATTCCGTCATCCGTCAAAGCGGCGGCATAACACGGCTGGCAGACCAGCGGGACGAACGTCCCTGAAGCGGCGAACATCTCACCGCAGTTCTCGCATTCGATCATGACTTGACCTCATGAACTCAGATCCCGGAATTAGGACCTAGGCAGGATACTAACACCCTTGTCAACCCCTGTCAACCCCCCAATATTCCCAGCGTACTAGCGACCTCCCGGACTCCCGCGCGCAAGCCTCATGCGCCCCAGCGGACCCCTGACGGTCGCGTCCCACGGTGCCTATGCAGACCTCTATGGGTGTACGTAGGTATGTACGCGCACGCGAGGGGGGCTCTGTTACATGGGGTGCAATGAGAGCGACGATGGCTTGAGATCAAACAACGTCGCAAAAGGTATAGGATGCGACGTTTCGTGTAACAGTGTGAGATCAACGCGGCTGTTACATGCCCTCCAGCCCCCCAGGGCCACCGGAGAGGGTTTAAACCGCACGCATCTCTATATATGTGCATGCCCGCAGAAAAGTTTGCGCTGTGGCTGGCTGGTCAGGGTGGGGGTTGTTGGGGTGGTGGAACCTGGGCTGGTGGTCTCTGGTG